TACCATCATCGAAAGCATCCCTGGCTTCACAACCAACACGGACGGCGACCAAGCCAAGTTCGCAATGGGTGTTGCCAAGGTTGGCGCTCTAAGCAACCGTTGGACCGTTTACAAGAACCCATACATGACCGACAACGTCATGCTGGTTGGTTTCCGTGGAAGCAACTTCCTCGAAACCGGCGCTGTATACGCTCCATATATCCCACTGATTCAGACACCATTGGTGTACGACCCAGTGAACTTCACACCACGCCGTGGCGTGATGACACGTTATGCCAAGAAGATGATCAGGCCCGAATTTTACGGGAAAATCGTCATTGGCAACCTCAACGAAGTCTAATACTTCGCCTCTTAGAGGTGAAATTACAAAGAACCGGTCGAAAGACCGGTTCTTTTTTTATATATATTTTTAGAGTTTTGGAGTTCTACGGTAATATTTATCCATATATGAAAAAATCCGGAGTATACAAAATAACAAACGAATCCAATGGAAAGTTCTATATCGGATCTTCTAAAGATATTGAACAGCGGTTTACTGAGCACAAAATGATGCTCAAAAACAACAAGCACATTAATATCATCCTACAACGTTCTTGGAACAAATACACCGAGAAGAACTTCTCGTTTACTATTTTGGAAGAGTGTTCTCCGGAGAATTGCGTATCTCGTGAGCAACATTATTTGGATACATTACAACCATTTAAATCTATAGGGTATAATATAGGAAAAACCGCTTTGGGTGGGGATAATTTTTCTAATAATCCAAACAAAGAACAAATTCGAGAAAAGATGAAAATATGGAATGGCGGCGAAAACAACGGAATGTTTGGAAAACATCATACAAACAACGCCATCTCCAAACAAAAGAAACGTGCTGTTGGAAGATATACACTCGACTGGTTCATTGAAAAGTACGGCGAAGATGACGGTAAAATCAAATATCAGGAACGTCGTGAGATGCTGTCAAACCGAGATATCAATTATGTTTATGACAATGGATTGAAAGGAAAGAAGGTGGTGGTTGAAAGTGGCAGAGGAAAGAAAGTAAGCGAAGGAAGAAAGATACTGAAGGAAAGGAAGGGCGAGTTTGAAAAGGATATTAAGGATTGTATTTTGACCAATATTCAGATTTCTGAAAAGTATGGCGTATCAACTACCACGGTGAAATACCATAGAAAAAATATGAAAGGTCTATGATATTCAATCATACTTATTACAGTATGCAAAAATTATATAAATTCATTATTGGGCTAGTTGTATTATCAACATTGGTTTTTGCCAATCCTATCGATGACAAGGCATCTCAATTCATTGTAAACGGTGCGCCAATAAGCAAAATTGAAAAGGATAATCAATATATTATCAAGAAGAATTACGCCATACATTATCGTTTTGACACAAAGACTGCGGAATATGTAGTTGAACATCCAACGCTTGAAAAAATAAACGGCAAGTCAAAGCGCAAGGATGATTTCCGTCCAGACCCAGATATAGCAAAACAACACCAATCTCAATTGGCCGACTATGCGGGAGAGCCATATGATCGTGGGCATCTTGTTCCCGCTGGTAACTCAACTCAGAATGACGAAGTTATGAGTGAAAGTTTCTTTCTTTCAAATATGATTCCGCAAGTACCAAATCATAACCGTGGAATATGGAAACAACTTGAAACCGCAGTTAGAAACTGGGTTAATGAAGGTAAAGACATATATGTAATTTCAGGAACATTTTATAATAAGGAATATAAGCAAATTGGTCAGCGCGTCGGCGTTCCAGATAATCTTTGGAAGGTAATCATTGATGCCAAATCAAACAAGGCAATCGCATTTTGGTTTCCAAACGCTCCATTACCAGTGCAAGATCTTCCAAAGTACATTGTATCAATAGAAGAAATTGAAAATAAAACAGGTATCGATTTTAATCCCAAGTTAGACAAAGCAAAACAAAAAGTGCTAGAGTCTATGAAGGGTGATATCAAGGATTGGTCGCTGAATTAACCAGCCGCACTTATTACGTTATAATTCCAATCCATTCTTTTCTTAACACCAGTGTTGCCTGTTGTGCGATATTCGCGATGGTTTATATATTCTCTGGCTGCTTGAGCAAACTTGTTTTGTGATAATAAGTCCATAGTTTTTGGACCCATATCTCCCCTAAATAAAGCATTTATTACAGCAATTTTGACCGTTAATGGCATACCATCAAAATTCTTCATCTTAGATTGAGCTAGTCTGATTTTAGAACGTATATCTTTTTCAAGCAGTCTCTCTGCCTCACTATCAGTTAATCCACGGCTGTAATCTTCACCTGGCTGCATTTTATGACCATATGCAATAGTGGCAGCGCCTCCTTCAAGGCTTTTGTGAGGAAACCATTTTTTTAATTGCTTATTATAACCACCTTTGGGGTTATTTTTGCTGTTTTCAAAAGCCTTGATTACATTGGCGGCTCTTGATACCAATTGACTATCGCTGTTTCCGCTGCTTATATCTCTAAAGTCTATGTTTGGTTGAGTATATGGCTTGCCGGCGGCATCTGAAGCAGCTTTGCCGTATGCGTGGTCTGCGGGTGGCATCACGAATTTGACTGGTGGTAAATCTGCTGCGACTGGTCCTTCTTTTAGTTGGATTTCTCGTAACAGATTTTTAAGCTTTATAACTGCCATATATTATTATAAATATACCATTATAGATAAAAACCATATATTTATAATAGGCGTTTAAATAGATTTACTTTTGATATTTATAGCATATGGCAGACACATCAATCAATTATACCATCGACCAAGACAGAGTAAGATGGCCAGGTTCTGGTTCCGCGATTACTTCTGGCAGCGGACTTACACCATTTGGATTTTTTGAATCAGACGTAGCATTTCAAGTTGACGCACCTTCTGCCGCTAAATGGGCAGCAACTAGACTTGGATATCCTATCACAGACATAGAAATGATAGATACAAATTTTTATGCGTGCTTTGAAGAAGCTGTGTATGAATATAGCGCACAAGTAAATCAATTTAACATTCGCAATAACATTGGCGTATTGCAAGGAACCAGCACAAGTGTTAATCTTACTCAAACAAATGTCGCAGGAAGTGGATTGCCAAATCTTATCAAGATAGCGGAAGGATATGGTACAGAATTTGGTGTTGGTGGAAATGTAGATTGGAAAAAAGGATGGGTACAGGCGCAAGCAGGAACACAATCGTATGATCTTCAATCTTTGTGGGCAAATGTAAGTGAAAGTTTTGATAGAATTGAAGTTCGCAGAGTATTTCACGAAATGAGTCCTGCGGCGGCGCGTATCTATGACCCATTCAGTATGACAGGTATGAGCTATAGCAACGTGCTCAATGAAATGGGATTTGCCGGATATTCTCCCGCCACACAATTCTTGATGACTCCAATCTTTGAAGACTTGCTACGTATGCAAGCAATCGAATTCAACGATCTTGTTCGTAAGAGCGCGTGGAGCTTTGAGCTTATTAACAACAAACTAAAGTTGTTTCCTATACCAACATACGACATGAAGGTATATTTTGAATACTTGCTTGTCAAGGATCGCAATAGTCAAGGAATATACAACTCTGGTTCGTATTATAGCGGCTCACAAGTAGTAAGCTCAAACACGATTGGCGATTATAGCAATGTTCCATACAACGTAATTCCATATGGCAGCATCAATAGTGTCGGTAAGCAATGGATACGCAAATATTTCCTAGCATTATGTAAGGAAGTTCTTGGAGCAATACGTCAAAAATATCAAACAATCCCAATTCCAGGTGCAGAAGTTACACTTGATGGTGCAGAATTGCGTCAAGAAGCTGCCGCAGAAAAGACAGATCTTATCACTCAGCTAAGAGAAAATTTGGAGGCTACCGGTCGTAAAGCTCAGATGGAATTGAGAGAGGCAGAGGCGCAACAAATGCAAGCAACTTTACAGAAAATTCCATTGGGTATCTATATTGGATGATATGAAATCCATTTTTGAAAATATTCTATCAAAAAATGAGAGAAGATATCTAAAGCACGTGGGTATCGGAAAAATATTGCGTCCATCTCAAATACGATACACGGGGTTGGAGAGAAAATATTATATGATGTTAAAATCTCTCGGAGTATTTTTTGTTCCGCAATATCCATTGGAAGGAAGATATTATGATGCATATCTTCCAGATCATAACATCCTGTTCGAGTTTGATGGTTCTTTCTGGCATCCAAAAACGGAAAAAGAAGCCATATATGGATTTCAAAAGAAAGCTATTAAAGTTGATAAATTAAAAAATGAAATAGCAAAAAAAGAAGGTATGAAAATAATCAGAATTCGTGAAGAATCGCCAATAACCGTCGAGGAGATGAAAAAACTTATATGGGACTAAGAGGAAGATATTTTTCACAAAGAGATTTAAATCTTGTTGCACAATTCAACGCCGAATTGATGGGAGATATTGTAGAAGTTCTTGTTCAAATATTCAAGATTGCTCCAAACGAAACCAAAACAAACATATATGGAGAAACTGCCGCTGAAAGTGGCAAGTGGTATTTGCCAGCAATACAAATATCTGCACTTGTTGAGCGGGCTGATATGGCTGCTGATTATGACGATTTTGGTCCAAACAGAAGTCAAGACTATGTGTTCAAGATGCGCGAAAAAATGCTTAAAGAAGTTAATTTTTATCCTGAAATTGGAGACATAGTATTGTTCAACGACAGGTACTACGAACTGGATAATGTCGTTCAAGAACAACTGCTCGGAGGACAACCAGACAAAAGTCATAGTATAATTTGTAATTCTCATTATACCAAGATCACATCACTTAATGTTCTAGAAAGAAACGAATAAACATATGGCATGGCGCGGACCAACAGTTAAACCGACAACAAACAAACCACCGAACAAATCAAATAACGGTCCGGAAATGTCTGACATGAAAAAACAACCAGAAGGATTGTTTGGTCCTCCGGTGTTTGGTCCAGACTCTAGTACTGGAAATAGAGCATATAACGTCAAACGAAGTAATGACGACGGTAAAGACCTGAGTATCAAATTACTTGACATTGATGCTGCAATTCTGACTCACATGGATCAGTCAATCAACCCAACAATAGTTGATTCTGGTCGATTGGTGAAAGTTCCAGTAAATTATGCATCACCTGAAAGATGGAAAGCAATAAGAAAAGATGGAGCGATGCGAGATAAAAATGGAAAAGTCCAAACTCCTGCCATCGCATTTCGACGCAGCACGGTTCAACGAAACGACAATCTCATAACACTAAATCGATATTTGCAATATCCTGTTATGAAAAAATTTAGCGAGAAGAACAAATACGATAAATTTTCTTTATTAAATAATTTTTCTCCAAGAAAAGAAATATACAGCGTGGCAATGCCAGACCACGTAATCATAAATTATGAATTCATAATTTGGACAGAATTGGTAGAACAATGTAATACCATTGTGGAAGCTATCAACTTCTCCACAGAAGATTATTGGGGAGACAAAAAAAGATTTAGGTTCAGAACCAGTATAAGCGATTATAATTTTGAAACTACCGTTGACGCTGGTCAAGATCGCGTTGTAAAAGCTACATTTAGTTTGATGGCATATGCATATCTTCTTCCAAACGGAAAATTTGAAGGGTATAAATCTACGGTTCAAAAGGCATTTACTATGCGAAAGGTAGTGTTTGGTACCAACGAGGCGTCAGTCGATTTGAATGATTTGAGTACAGCAGAATTAACAAGATCTACTGAAGATTTGACGAAGACGGGAGGAGTTACTTATTCTCCGGATATAAAGCCAATAAAACCTGGATTTGCGGGTATTGCGCAAAATGCCAATTATGCATTTAACGCGGGCACCGCCAATACTGCGAATTATGCTGCTACTGCAAGTTATGTTGATTTTTCTCAATCAACTGGTAATTTCCAACAAATAATCATCAGTGGAGAAGCGGGTGCAACGGGTTCTATCGGAACAAATGTAGTTGTAAACGTAACACCGGATTCTGGTTCCGTATATATCGATAGTGTGCCTATCACTGGGGGAAATGCTGCAAAATGGCTCATATCCATCAACGACGGAACAAATAATTTCAAAGCCAGCGAAATGTTCGCAAGCTGGAACAATACTATGGTTAAATATTATAATACAGAAGTAAGCGAAATTGGTAGCGTACCAGTTACACTTTCAGTAGATAATACTGGAGGTAATATTAATTTACTTGCCACCGCATTTAGCGGTACATGGACTATAAAGATGATAAGAACAATGGTCTAAGTTGCTATCATGCCTCTTGACTATTTTTCTCTCTATAAAAACAGACTGCGCTCTGTATATAAAAAGAGATTTCGGGGCAGAGTATATATTTATAATATATCATAATAACTCTTTATGGCTAACGAACTAATTGTCAGAAATGGCTTGATTGTAACTGGTACATCCAGCCTATCTGGTAGTTTGGACGTTTCTGGTTCAATTTTTAGCAACAAGCTGGCATATTTGACAGCAAGCTATGCCATAACAGCAGCATATGTTGATGGAATGAGTGCGACGGCGAGTTGGGCAATCAACTCTATAACATCATCATATGCATTAACTGCATCATATTTACTAGGTCAATCAGCAACTGCTTCATATGCCATATATGCAGAAACCGCATCAAATGCAATAAGCGCAAGCTATGCACCAACTCAAGATGGGTTAATTTCAAGTTCATATCAGTTAAGCAATGGTGGCGGCAAGGCGTTCGATTTTACCAACAACATCACGGTAAATGAACTTACTGCGTCGGCTATCAGAAACGATCTTGTAAGCGATCTAAACATACTTGTTCAACATCCTTATGGAATATCTCTTGGCGACATAGACGGAGAAAAAATATATTTTCAAGGAAATGTTGGAAGCCCATCATTAAAATGGTTTGATAGTTCTGGAAATAGACTAATAACAATAGGAAACCAAGACGCTTCTGGTTTTTATTATGATGTAGATGATACTCTCGTTACGGCGCATGTTTTTAAGGTATCATCTCAGCCATACACAAATATACTTACGATTAAGGCTTCTGGTGTTGATATTGTTGGAGATCTTAATGTATCAAGTGGAGCAATAACTGGTTCATTACACGGTACGGCGAGTTATGCAATCACGGCAAGTTATGCAGATAGTGGTGGTTCTATTACAAGTTCTCAACAACTAAGTAACGGAGGAGGATTTGCTTTTGGTAGTTCAAATAATGTTACTTTTGGACAAATAACAGCATCTTCTATTACTGTAGAAAATCTTTATGTTCATACGGTTACTAGCAGTGTAGAAATTATTACTGGAAGTTTGACTGTGTCTGGTTCTTTGATTGCACTGGGAGGAATAACTGGTAGTCTTTTTGGCACATCTTCATACGCTGTTACTGCAAGTTATGCATTAAGTTATAGCGGTACATCGGGCACCAGTGGTACAGATGGTACCAGCGGCACAAGTGGAACAGATGGCACCAGTGGATCAAGCGGAAGCAGCGGGACAAGTGGTTCATCGGGTTCATCTGGTACATCCGGTTCAAGTGGGTCATCGGGTACAAGTGGTTCATCGGGATCTTCTGGCGCATCTGGTTCAAGTGGATCGTCGGGAACCAGCGGATCGAGTGGAAGTAGTGGAACAAGTGGGTCATCGGGATCGTCTGGATCTTCTGGCACATCTGGTTCAAGTGGTTCGTCAGGTACAAGCGGGTCTAGTGGAAGCAGCGGTGCAAGTGGTTCATCTGGATCTTCTGGCACATCTGGTTCAAGTGGATCGTCAGGAACCAGCGGATCAAGTGGAAGTAGTGGAACAAGTGGGTCATCGGGATCGTCTGGATCTTCTGGCACATCTGGTTCAAGTGGTTCGTCAGGTACCAGCGGATCGAGTGGAACAAGTGGGTCATCGGGATCGTCCGGTACATCCGGATCAAGTGGATCAAGTGGAAGCAGCGGAACATCCGGTTCAAATGGTTCATCCGGTACAAGCGGATCAAGCGGAACTTCTGGATACACTCCAGCAAATATGGTTACAAGTTCATTCCAACTCAGCAATGGGGGAGGAGTGGCATTTACAAACGCAAATAATGTAACTTTTGGCGAAGTTACCGCTTCGGCAATTCTTATATCGGGATCTTCTGGACAAAATATATTATCTACTAATGCGGATGTTATAGAATTTACAGGATCTATTTATCAATCTGGTTCAATAATTCTTACAGGAAGTTTAAGTGTATATGGTCCAGTAACAGCTTCTATATATGGAACATCTTCGTGGGCAGTCACAGCTTCTTATGCGTTAAGTTATAGCGGTACATCTGGTAGCAGTGGCTCATCTGGCTCAAGTGGAAGCAGTGGAACAAGTGGGTCGAGTGGATCTTCCGGAACATCGGGCAGTAGCGGTTCATCTGGCACAAGCGGATCAAGTGGAAGTAGTGGCACAAGTGGGTCAAGTGGATCATCTGGAACAAGTGGATCTAGTGGATCTTCTG